CGTAGGTTTGCCCTTCCGTTTTTTTTTTTTTTTTTTTTTTTAATAATATTTATAATAAAATGAAAACTCTATTACTTTTCAACGTTGTTTGATGTAGTAACCCGGAAAACATATCAACCCGTTCAGCCTTGTTTAACCAACAGCCTACCGGTATGTTTTCACCAGGCACCTTTTAATTTCTATTGCATTTAAATTAATTTAGAATAATTATAAAGAAAGTCCAAAACTTCACAAATACACACATAATACACACATATAAACATTAAAATACTTCAGAGAAGTAGTCCAACTCACACTCCTCATACGTCAGGTCCACCCATGGTCGTCCCACTTCACTAAGTGCATCATTGATGGCTCGCTTATGCTTAGCAAAGAAATTCCGTCCCCAATGAAATGAGAATCGCAGACTATTTCGTAAATTCTCATACATGGCATCGTAATCATTCGGTCCCTTTCGTATCCAGTTCGTTAGCTCTCTTATCGTGTCTTGATCAATTGGAGCTAAAATCAATTGATCATACTGTTCGTGCTTAAAGAAACGTCTTTTTAAAAACGTCACATCTTCCAGCTTTTCGAAGTTGAAAGCACTGCCATCTTTTCTTGCTGATCCATATGTTATCCCACGATTTGATAACCAGGAACATATTCTCTGTGGATAGAAAAACTCTGCTGCTATGTCTGATACTGATATTACATTATCATCGCCATAAATCGTATCCCGTGTGTGTCCCCTATAGGTCACATCAATCAGATTATCCCTCATGTAAAGCCTGTAGTCTTCCTTCATCTTTTTGGTAAGCCATTCAACCTTAAGGTTCAAAAATGCGCAGACCATAATCAATTCATTACAGATCGTATTCACATCCACAGTAATAATATTCCCGCTTGGATTCCCCATCATTGTTTGTATTACAAGATTAATCAACACTGATGTTGTATGTGTCATTTCATCAAATAATACTGCTCTACAGATTTGTGTTTCTTCAAAAGTCAGGGGAACGACTCCTAAACCCACATCAAATCTATTTATTGGTAACATTTCTATGTTGGGTATGTTACTCTTCTTCACCCATTCTGCAAATTCACCATAATTCTGTGATCTAAATTCTGTAAAACTCATTAATCCATTCACATGTGCCTGTTCAAAGAACAGAACATAATTCCAATGTCGATACCAATTTAACTTCACCTTTAGTGCCTGCTCGAAAAGAAAACCATTTAATGATCCATCAAAATTCTTATAATCTCCAGCTATTACATTCTTAAATTTATTTAAACGATGATATAGCTTTGTCCATTCTCGTGACTCACAATTTATTCCCACAGCACTAAAATTATTAGTTTTGGAGGCATACATTGCTGCTGTTGAATCCAAAAACATCATTCTTCCAAAGATTGTACCATCCGCTGGTCCCGCACTAAAACCACGTGTGTCACCATTCTCAATTTTTACCAATTTCTTTCTCTCATCCTTAGTTAATTCTGCCCAATATGAACCAACACGCTTTCCTTTTCTTGCTTTATTAATCCGTTCTATCAATCTCTCTCTCAACGGTTCATAACTAATTTCCAAATCGGATGTGTGCGTTGTCTCCAAATTTTCCATTCCCTGTGGCCATCCATCTACTCCATGGTTCACTGTTTGTGTAAACATCCACAATTTTCCTTTGGAACCAAGTGGGGCTTCATTCTTATAGGGATATCCCGGAGAACTATCCATATTCAATCTAGCAAAATAGGG